GGAGGAGATGTACAAAGCCAGTGTGGGCCGGGATGCCTTGATCCAGAGACTCACTTGTGCTCATCTTGTCAGTGATTTCAATCTGTTCCCAGAATAAAAGAAGGTGGGAAGGGGCCGCTGCTGCGGCCATGTACCCTTCCTAGCCCACTTTACCCTAGTTACGTCGCTTCGCTCCTAGTTACCCTAGCAACTCAGATTACCCTAGTTACGTCGCTTCGCTCCTAGTTACCCTAGGGAACCCTAACCCTAGCCCTAGCTACCTAACCCACTTTACCCTAGTTACGTCGCTTCGCTCCTAGTTACCCTAACTCAGAGTCAAAGGTTTTCATTCAATCATCGGTAAATCGAATACGATAGTTGTAGTTAAACCACATAGAATCAGGGATGCCAGACTGCGTCTGATTTCCAACAACCAACAACACAAGAGCTCCCTCCTTGATGTCGGACCACGTCGACCCAGTGCCACCAAAGACCGTAGGTAACGACTTCTTGACGTATACACTGAACTGACCACCAAGCATGCCAGTGTTGTAACCGGCAGAGAGACCGACAGCACCGTTGAAAATGACACCAAGATTGTGCAACCGATCATACAAAGTGACAAACCGAGTACGATTGGACAAATTGTTAAAGCACGGCGTCGTATCCGACACACTGTAGGCATCATTCCACGCAGTATTGCCATCCAAGATGTCAGACCAGATAGGAGGAGTAGTTCCAGTCGGTGCCTTATCATACACCAACATCACACGAACAACTTGCGGATTGGCTTGATTGTACGACGCTTGATCAGACATGTACATCTGAATCTCATAGCGCAGAGCAATTGACTTCATCATGATCTTTCGACCAATACGAGCATTGTAATCAGTGCCAGTAGCAATGCCATTCAACAATGGACACCTGGCCGAAGGGAACCCACTCATCGTGGGATCAACATAATGTACACCAAGGTTCAGGCCATCCTGAATGACCTTCCACTCTCGTTGACCGTACTGAACAGTACGAGTAAGCGCGCTCCTACGCCATGTCTGCGTCAAAGGAGCTCGACTGTGAACAAACTGCTGGACGGCCAGAGCCGGCTTTCGTCGGGTGACCCCAGCTAGACGACGACTCTTGTAACTTGGACCCGATCCGTACATCCGGTCCTTCCGCTTGCCCAAATAACTCATCAGGATCTTCCTCTTCTTCTTCCTCTCCCAAACCAATATTATGAATCAGATGCGACAATGCCTCTTCAACAAAAAACAAGCGCTTCTTAATCTCTTCAATACTCTCAGACCAATTAACCTTCTTTCCAACAGACATACCCTCCAAACAATGAGAAGAAACAGCTCAGGAGAGCTTTTATACCACGGTGTTCACACCACCATGGAATTTTCGCGGAAAATGTCCGCACTTTCACGCCATTGGCCCAATTTTGATTGGGTGACGCTCGCCATTGGCTCGGCGATAAGTGGTTAGGTTTTCCTTTGTCCCGTGAACAAAGGAGTATAAATAGGGAGGTTTCCTCTATTTCTCTATTCTCGCCTAGTAATATTAAGGCTCGAATAGAGGAGAATGGTGTTCAGACTTCAGTGCAAGTGCTTCTATGGAACTTGGCCTCAATGTGACATGCCCTCCCAGGCATTACTGGACAACGCACTACGACTGCTGCCGCCTTGTGAATGGGCGGTCGTCGCGACAGAAGCCCACAAGGATGGCACTCCTCATCTCCATGGGATATTTTACTTCAAGGAGAAATGCGACCTCAAGGACGCCAACCCTACACTTGACTTAATTGCCAGCAAGCATGGTAACTATCAAGGGGCAAAGAGTCCCAAGAAAGTACTACGCTATGTATGCAAGGACGGGAACTATGTCACCTTCGGTGATGTTCCAGACTGGAAGCCCAAAGACAGCATCAACGGGCAGCTAGCCGATGTCCTACTCCAAGGAGGGACCTATGCCGACTGCGTTAAGATCAACGCTGGAGTCAGCATGCTGCAGAAGCGCAAGCTTGAAGAGTTTGAAAGCTGGGTAATGCGCAAAAAAGCGCGTGAAGACTTGCAGGTATGGGTCCCTCCTGCTGATACTGAAGACTACAACGTCCAACTAATAGTCGAATGGCTTAGGGACAATATCAAGAAGCCAAGACTTCCACGGCAGAAACAGTTATTCGTCTGCGGACCCCCGGGCGTGGGGAAGAGCCGCCTCATTGGACAATTGTCACGATTTCTAAGAATCTATCACCTACCGAAGGAGGAGAATTTCTACGACGAGTGGGAGAACGGCTGCTACGACTTAGCAGTTCTGGACGAATTCAAGAGTCACAAGAAACTACAGTGGCTCAACAACTGGCTGGATGGAAGCGTTATGTGCATACCCCAGAAGGGAAAACAGACGCTGAAGAAGGACAATATCCCCACCATTATCCTCAGCAACTACACCTTGGAGGAGATGTACAAAGCCAGTGTGGGCCGGGATGCCTTGATCCAGAGACTCACTTGTGCTCATCTTGTCAGTGATTTCAATCTGTTCCCAGAATAAAAGAAGGTGGGAAGGGGCCGCTGC